TCATTAGATGCTTTATCACCTGCATCTACTTGTAGCTTCTGTGCTTCTGCATATAACTTATTAATGTCTGCTTTAAGTTCTTCTAACTCAAGCATAGACTTTTGCATTTCTATTTGTTTAATCTGTTGGTCCTCAGGATTAGGCTGCATCATTTGGTTGATTGCTTGCACTAATTGTGTTCTATTTGCTAGTGATGAGTTCTCAAATATGCTCATTAAGATAACATAAAACGCAGGAGAGCCTTGTGGAGTCATAGATAACAACTGTACCATCTGTGTTGTTTCTAATTCCTTAGCCATAATACCTAGACTACTGTAAGGTTTAAACTTAAAGTCTACTGCTGGATATCTTTCGTTATCAAACTGTATACGTCTGTATAAAGTTTTATTAATCATAGGAATCAAGAATGAATCTTGGAAATTCATTAGTGTTCTCTTCTGACGTTTGATAGATGCTGCTTGGAGCATTGACATACCACTAGCAGTTCCATTCCGAGGATTGGAAAAGTTACTGTTAGCTGTGTCCATAGCACCAGTACCCATCTGAACCATACGTTCTAGCTCTGCTGCTTCGGTGAAAGTCGACTGGGATAGACTACCAAAGTTCAGTGGCATTAGAACGGATTTAGGGTCACCATTAGTGAGGATAGTCTTACCGGGACGGACATCGAATTTCGTTCCACGTGGTAGACGAGTGGCGTCTAAACCCATCATTGGGTGTGTCGTGAGTGCTAAGGCGTCAATACGAGCTCTCAGTTCAGCATCTAAAGCTTTCTGTGGATTAAATCCTTTTTCAGCTACACCCCTACCCCAGAACTTCGAGGGTACCCTGTCATTCTGATAGGAAACAAACGGTCTATCATTTAACATGTACGGGTTTTCTGCTGCTCTTAGTACGCAATCATCATTAGCAATTGTAACAACAGCTTCGACTAACTCATCATCATTGTAATCAAACTGGTCTACACTACTTGAGTTACCACTAAGAAATCTTTTAGGAACTAATCCCCAATATTCTACAATCTTTACTTTGTCATCTTCATCAGAGTCACTAAACTCTTCATCAAAGCCAAAGTCTGCTTTGTCATAACTACCTAATGGCATATCATTGTATATACCATCTTTCATTCCCTTAGTAATCATGTATTTAGGTTTGATTACTATGTGGGCGACACCTAATGCTTCATCTATTGTTGCAGCTGTAGGGTCAATAACAAATTCTTTTGGTGATACTGGTTCTAACTTAACACATGTGTATGGTATTTCCTGTGTTCTAGTAGCAGTAGTCATGGTTCCCGGTACTGGCTCTTCAATAGCCACCATTTCCATTTTATCCTGTACTAATACCTTACCAATACCTGTACCAAATATGGCACCGTTAAGTAAACACTCTGCAATAGCGTCCTTAACTCCATCCTTTGTTAAATCTTCATGGAGTAAGTTACGTATATACTCTGCGTCTTGTTTGTTTTCGTCAAGGATGTCATCTTCTAGGTCAAACCAACGGTTACCTCCAAAGATTGCTTCCTCTAATTCTGCTACTGTGGCTTCAATTGCCTGTGATGTGGCTGGAGAAATTAGTTTACTCTTCTCTGACTGCCTTGTTCTGTCATCGTTTGCCCAAATACCACGCCATAACCTGTAGTATTCGTCCCATTTAGACATATAGTTAGTATTCCTGTGGTCCTCCCACTGGTCTACTCTGTCTAACACCCATTCTCTTAACTGACTGTGTGGACTATCTAGGTAATCTTTCTCTTCCATAAATTAATATCCTGCTATTGCGTCCATTGGTTCCCATTCGTCTAACTCTATACTGCCTGCGTAGTCTGCTACACTAACTTGGTCTATATATGCAAGACTATCCAGTAAATCATCATGGCTAAGAGGGGAAGGGAAGTCCATCATTTGGGAAATAAAGTGGTCATTCCAATCTGCCTTTCTAAATTTTATCTTACCATGCTCTAGTCGTCCTTGCAGCGACCATGTAATCCTATCTATCTTTCTTTTACCGCCATGAGTTACATCTGTTATGTTAACCCACCTACCGTTTGTTCTCATCTCATCTTCGAGATAAGGCATGATTGCGTTCTTTAACGCTCCGGCTTCAATTCCGACAGTAGTTGCTTGACTTTCAATTGCAGCCTGTAATATTTTATAAGCAGTTTCTTTAATACCCCATCTACCATGATATATATCCTTTACTAACCATTCGTCATTAACAATCTTAACTACTGATATTGCTGTTTCGTCTAACTTACTAGACTTTAAACCTCTTTCTTTACTTGCTGCTTCAAATCCTGCTGGGTCTACTGATACTACATAGTGACCTATTGTACCTTCCGCAAAGTCTGCCTCATCATCGACGTACTTAATCCATTCTTCCTTAAAGATTCCTCCACTGAAGGACTCAAAGGTGGCTTCAAATTCCTGTCTAAAGGCTTGAGTAGACATTGTGCTCTTTGCAGCAGCGATTTCTTTGGGGTCCAGTAATGGATTGTCCGTAGAATTAAATTGAAATGCTTGCCAGTCATCGTCTTTAAGTGCTTCTATGTATAGTTTATAAAAATGATTCTTTCCTGCAGGGGTACCAATAAACATAGCACCACCTTTTACATCTGCAAGAGTAGGTCTTAAAATCATTTCCCACACTTCAGGCTTCATACTAGCATATTCATCGAGCACTACGTACTCTAATCCTACGCCCCTCAAAGTATCTGGTCTATCTGAACCTTTAAGGTATATCTTTCTGTCGTTGACTAAAGTTAATACTGCTGTATTTTCGTGAGCAGCTTTTATAACATCCTGCCCTAACTCCTTTAGCATACCCCACATAATATCTTTTGATTGTTGGAATGTGGGACCAACGTAAAACACGTCTTTGCTTTTGCTTTGTAGTGCTTTGATTAATAAAACCCAAGCAGCTAACCTTGACTTACCAAATCTTCTTCCTGCTGAAATAACTTTAAAACGAGCCGGAGATTTAAATATCTCCATCTGAGCATCGTGGAGAGAAACTTTAATATCAGCCATTAATCGTCTATAGCTTCTATTACTTCACCTTCAAAGGTAGCTTGTTCCTCTGCTTCCTGCTTTTCTATAGCCTTTACGGATTCAACAATAATATTTATTCCTAAATCCTGGTGTTCATGTTTTATTTCAACAGCTTTATGTGCTGGAACAATTCTATCCATGCACATCTTTAAACAATGTCTATCTCCTGCTAAGGCTAACTCAATAACCTTGTCCACAATCTCTGGACCTCTTGCTGATAATACTTCTCTGCTTAAAGCTGTATATTTGTTTACTGAACCTACGGGTCTGCCTGCTGGATTCAATGATGGCATGCCCTTGTATAAGTTGGGATTACCTGATTTCTTTTTTGTTTCCTTTGGCATACCTTTGTCCTGTTAAAAAAGGGAGGTTCTATACCCCTATTATACCACGCTTTGCTGCACATTGCAAGAACTTTCCCACAAATAGCCACAAATTGTACCTTCGGATTAGTAAATTGCTAATTATGGTGCATACATTGTAAGTCCAAATCCTATCTCATGTGCTATTGAGCTACACCGGTGTGCGTGCGTTTTGCCATTATGGGCTCCCCCTTTGCTCTACGTGGCAAAAAGTGGCAATGACTGGCAATTCATGGCAATGGGTGGCAATGGGTGGGAAATGTGAGATAAATGTGGGAGTGATTGTAGTTTTTTTAGTCAATTTACATAAGACTCTTATGTGAATTTTTAACTATCTTAATAATTCTTTTTGAATAACACTAAATAATCTGGTAAGATAGACACTATCCAATAAGGATAAGACACCCAACATGGGTACATAACAATAATAATATAAGGAAATAATATGAAAAACGTTAAAGCATTAAGACCAACAGCAACATCATTAATGGGTAAGAAGGTTTTTGCCATGATTAACAATGAAGCTACACTAACCAAAGAAGATAAAGATTATTTAATATCACTATATATAAGCGAAAAACAATCAAGCAACCAACAGGCGTTAATTGATAACCTTATAAAGAACGATACTAAATATAAAAGCACTATCACAAGGCGTGCAACGTTCCTAAGAGATAACGGGTTAGACAAAGAGCTTAACAAACTAAAAGCTCAAGTTAAAACTGGAATGGATAAGCTCAATAAGAATTATTCATTACAGGGATTAGGTACTGGAAAAGATAAGGATGGCAATTTTAAGCAAAAGCCTACTATCGGAATAAAGCAGGCTTCTAAGGGTGGAAAGACTCCTAAAACACAAGCTGAAAAGGTTAACAAGGAATTGAAGAACGATACAAAATCTTATAACCTTGATGAAATGAAAGAAATAATCATGGAGAGAATAACACTTGATGAAGCTCAGGCAATATTTGATTACGTTGCTAAGAGGGTTACTC